TGGTAAGTTTAAGGAGATCAAATCTATTCATAATTTACCTGCTGAACTGAACCAAAATAAAAACTGGCGTATTGAAAACTCAATTTTAATAAAACAGATTTTGGGTATTCAATTCTTTAACAAACATAATATTGTTTTTAATAAACGGTACACGAAATAGAAAATGAATGCAAAGTATTTTGTCATGACAATGGTAAACCTTATTCTCTTGTTTATTGCACTTATTATGATTGCAGGCTGCATCCACGATAACAAGGTATTGCGGGGCTATAACGAGCAGGTGCGCCAGAGCGTGCTGGAAATCAGAAAAGAAGCTGATGAAACACAAGCCGAAGTGCGCCAGGTAAAAACTAACAGCGACATTATGATGCGGATAGTTACTGATAAGGTGTTTTTGGAGGAAGAAGAATGACTAAAGACGAAATGAAAATTAAAATCAGTATGGCACTTAAAGACCCTATACTACAACAGGGATTTGAGATTATCTGTAAGGAAAACGCAGAACTGAAAGAAAAACGAGAAAAAGATTTGCAGGTTTCTTATGAAAACGGATACGAACAGTCACTTAAAGATAATGCTAATTCACATATATTGGGACAACTTGCACAGGCAAAAGTCTTGCTTAGAGCGTGGTATCAGTATTGCATTAACACAAAAGGAAGAACACTGTTGCAGTCAGAAACTGCACAATTCTTAAACGATATAAAGGAGTAAGGAAGAATGAAAAAGGAGAGGAAACAGTTGATGCTGGAAAAAGCTCAAAGGCTGTATGACGATATAGACAAACAATTGCAGAAAGAACACGCAAAAGAATGGTTTGGCAAAAATGCAGTAACTTTAAGAAACGCGAGAGAAAACTTAGAGTTTGTTATTTTATGTCTTGATAAGTTTGAGGATAAATAATGCCTGATTCAAACTTCTTTAAGGAAAAACGTCCGGTTGAATACGGTGAAGAAAGTTTTTATCACTGGTATAAGTACTGCGTTGATTATGACGGGCACTGGGCCGGCCAGGATAGACAGGTATGGACTTATAAGACCTTCTTTACTAACAGACTGGAAGAAGCCTTGAAATGGTGGAAGAAAAGCCCTGCACCAAAAAAGATCCGTGAAAGAATGAGCGAAAAGTTTTGGTGCACAATTAATATAGATAGGCTGCTTATACCACAGCAGCGTAATTATGTACAACAACAATTCATGTTCACATGGGATTAAGGAGTAAGGAAGAATGAAGAAAGCAATTATTTTTGCAAGTAATATGTATAAGGGTGAGTTAAAGGTAAAAGAACTCGGTTATAATCCTTCTGAATGTATTATAATTTCCGCAAATTATTCACACGACAAACAAAAAGAAATGATTAGAGGATATTGGAAACATGTTTTAATTGATAAAACTGTGAAGTTATATGGAATAAGTGAAGAAGGGTTTAGAAATCTTTATATGTAAAGGAGTAAGTAATTGATAAGTGAAGCCCGCAATGTAGATTGCATGGATTACATGAAAACTATACCCGATAAGTTTTTTGATCTGGCTATTGTGGACCCGCCTTATGGAATAGGTGCGCCTAAAATGGAAATGGGAGGCGGATATTCCGGAGGAACTTATAGCACAAAAAATAGATTAAACATCGGAAGCGGTAAATTAAAAAACAGAATATTAAATAAAAGTGACTGCTCATGGGATAACAGTACACCGGATGCTGAATATTTCCGTGAATTATTCCGGATCAGTAAGAATCAGATTATATGGGGGGGGAAATTACTTTGACCTTCCGCCGACCCGTTGTGTTATCTGCTGGGATAAATGCCAGCCCTGGGAGAACTTTTCACAGGTAGAAATAGCCTGGACCAGCTTTGATAAGCCGGCAAAACTATATAAACAGATGAATGGCGGATATAACGTAGAAAAGAAAATCCATCCGACACAAAAGCCGGTAGAGTTATATGAATATTTATTAGACAGGTTTGCGCTTCCTGGCGATAAGATTTTTGATAGCCATATGGGAAGCGGGTCCAGCCGTATTGCAGCTTATAAAATGGGACATGATTTTTACGGCTGCGAGATAAATAAAGAATATTTTGAAATGTCAGAAAAAAGATTTAAAAAGGCTACGCAGCAGCAATCTTTGTTTGATTTTGCGTAAAACCTAGTGTATAATACTACCGGTATAGGAGGTGGAGTATGAAGATCAAGTATGAGACTTGCAGATTTTGCAAGGGTTACGGGGTTATTGGACTTTTACAGTGCAAGCCTTGTCGAGGTGAAGGCCAGACAGCTATTGCTATCTGGGACAAATGTAAGTGTTGCGGGGCTACTTTAGTTGCCACAACAAAATGCACAAAATGTGGTGATGACAATAAGTAAACATTAAAAATATAAAAAAAAGATACAAAAATCCGTTATTAAGCTTAAAAACTTAATAGCGGATTTTTTTTTTATTGTTTATGACTTGACAAGATTTTGTGTTGTATTCTTTTAGTATGGAAAACGAAGAACTTGTTAAATCTTTAGAGACTAGATGGGAACAGTTGAAGGAAAACAGACGCAAGTTTGAGCCGGACTGGAGTGAGGCACAACAGTATGCGGACAATGTTATGCTTGACTGGGGAAAGCCTGGCGAAGTGCCTACACGGCCAAAGCGCTTTACTTCTAAACCGTTTCAGTACAATAAGACTTTAGTTGCCGGCATCCTGGGTTATGCCATAAGTCCTTCCTTAGTATGGTTTAAGCTGGGAATGGAAAACAGCGAGCTTCTTAAAGAATACGGTGTAAAAAAATGGCTGGAGAAATGCGAAAGTGAACTCTTGGCTATGTTTAACCGTTCTAACTTTTACCGCGAGACAAATCCGGCTGTAAAAGATAGCACCTGCATCGGAACCGGAACACTTCATATAGACGAGGATGTAGAAAACGCAAGACTGCGCTTTATTCACTACCCGCCTAATCAGATATTCCTTGATGTAAACAGCTATGGTGAAGTTGATACCTGCTTTAGATGGTACAGCGATACGCTTAAAAATATCGTAGACTTTTTTGGTGTAGAAAACGTAAGCCAGCACATGCAGGACGATATTAAAGAAACATCGCACTGGAATGATCAGCATGAAATTTTAATGTGCGTATATCCGCGTACAGACTATAATCCTGCATTCAAAAACAGCAAGAATATGCCATGGGCCTGCGTATATCTTGATCTTGGAGACCACCATATTCTTATGGAATCAGGCTACCAGGAGTTTCCTTTTGCAGTTTTTGAATGGGAGCGTTATTCCGGTTTTGCTTATTCCAGCAGCCCTGCTATGGATGCAATGCCTGATATTAAGGCCCTGAATATCATTAAAAAATCAAGCCTGCAGATAGCACAGACAAGTGCAGAGCCACCTATGATGGCAAGCGAAGAAATGCACGACATTGACTTGTCGCCACGCGGAATTACTTACCTTCCTACAAAGGACAGCCGCTTAGAGCCGGTGCGTACTGGTGAAAACTATCCTATAACACTGCAGGAGCTTGCCAACTATGAGCAGGCTGTTAAAGACTGGTTTTATGTAGACTATTTCCTTGCCCTCCAGGAGAAGCAGGGAAACATGACTGCAACAGAAGTTATGGAGCTGCAGGGAGAAAAAGCCGCAACACTATCTACTTTTATTGTTTCATTAAATGAGTTTTTATCAAAAATCATTCAGCGCTCATTCAACCTTCTTATGCGTGCTAACTTATTACCACCGCCACCGATGGCGCTTATGAATCAGCGGGCTGTTATTAAAATCGACTTTACAGGACCACTTGCTCAGAACCAGAAGAAGTACCACCAGATGGGAGGCACCGTTCAGGCACTCAGCGCAGTTGGACCTATTATTCAGATGTTCCCTAATGCCGGAGACTTCCTGGATGGCGACGAGCTTATGAAGAGCACAATGGAAGGTATGGGAATGCCTCAGAACATAATCCGCGAGGATGATGATGTAAAGAAGATCCGTGAAGAGCGCATTAAGACAGAACAACAGGCCGCCGCACAGCAGCAGCAGATGCAGATGGCACAGGCCCTTATGCAGAACGCGGACAAGCTGGGACAGACTGCGCAGGCAGGTTCCCCGATGGATGAAATAAACCAGCGACTTGCCGGAGGAATGAATGGCATCTGATAAAGAATACGACAGGATAATGGGAGCGTTGGACGAAGATCCAAATGCTGAAATAGTTGAACGCGACAAGCGTATGAGTGAATGCTTCCGGCGCGTATTTTCTACAGACGACGGTAAAAAGGTGCTGCATCAGATCCTTACGGACCTGCGCTTCTATGACGAATGCGTAACGGAAACAGACGTTGCATTAAATAATTTTGCAAAGTTTATGATTTTTAAGCGCCTTAAGTGTGATAATTACAGGCAGATGACAACAGTTTTATTTGACTGTAATAAAAAATAACTGGGAGGAAACGAATGGCTGAGCCACAAACTTCTACACAGACAGCGGGAGAGACTGCAAACGATATTGAAAATGTAATGGGTGGAATGCAGAATGCGAAACCTGGGACAGAACCTGCTGATAAAGCCGGCGGGGATAATGGCACGGGGAATAAGGACGCTGCAGACGGAAAAGGTGAAAGCGAGGTAAAGCATCCGGCATGGATGGCACAGCTTGGAAACATCGAAGCAGATAAAGCCGAAAAGCTCAGCAAGTTTGAGAAGATCGGAGACCTTGCTAAAAACTACCTTGAACTTGAAGGCAAGCTGGGGAATAGCTTAGTGAAACCTGGAGAAGGCGCAAGTGCTGAGGAAGTTGAAGCATTCTATAGACAACTTGGAAAGCCGGAATCGGCAGATAAGTACACTATTGAAGGCGAGAACACAGAATTATTCCGTAAGATGGCCTATGACAATAATCTTACCGACGAACAGGCAAAGGCAATTTTCCAGAGCCTTAAGGAAGTAGGAGCTAATGCGCTTGAAATGCAAAAGAATAATTTTACACAACAGGCGCGTGAAACACAGGTCGCACTCCAGAAAGAGTACGGCAATGAGTATGACAAAAAAATTGTTATGCTCAAACGTGGTATTGCAGCATATGGCGGCCCCAACATGGGATCCAAGCTGCAGGCGGCAGGACTTTTGGGAGATTATGACATTGTAAAAATGTTTATTAATCTTGGAGAAATGAGCGCCGAAGCAGGATCACCTGGAAACGGTAAAGCCAAAGCGGAAGGATATAAGTCTATTCAGCAGGGCGGTTACCTGAACTTTGGTGATGATTTTAAAGACAAATAGGAGACTATAAAAAATGGCAGTATTATCAATTACTGACCAGCTTACTTCTCTTGAAGTGGCTAAACGTTCAGGATTCAGTCCTGACAGCCGCAGAATCATTGAAGAGCTTAATGCTTACAATGAACTGCTTTTGGATGCACCTATCGTAGAAGCAAACGAAGGTACAGTTGATTCTCACCTTGTACGTACAGCTATTCCTCACGGACAGCTCAGAGGTTACAACCAGGGTGTTGGAAAAGGATCAAGCCAGACAAAGACAATCAAAGATGTTATCTCTAACATCGAAATCTACTCAACCGTTGATAAGCAGCTTATCGACGAATCTGCACATCCAAAGGAACTCATGCAGAGCGAGCAGAATGCCTTTATCGAAGGTTTGTCACAGGATATTACAGACCAGCTTATTTACGGTAATCACAAAAATGATGTACGCGAAACAAACGGTCTTGCTATCCGCAGAAAGTCTACAGGTACATATTGTATCAGCATGGGTGGTTCAAGCTCAGGCCATATGACATCCGTTTACCTTATCAAATGGGGTATGGATAAGGCCCGCATCATCTATCCACGCGGCGCAAAAAATGCCGGTGTAGAATATAACTACCTGGGCGAACAGACAGTAAGCGACGGAGCTGGCGGCGAATACCAGGCATACCGTGCTCACTATCGCATTGCACGCGGTTTGTCAGTAGGACACGAAGCCTCTATCATCCGCTTGTGTAACATCGACCCTACTACTACAAACATCGGTAACACACTTGCCGAAAAGATTGTACAGGTTATGCCACTGCTTGCACGCGGCGCCGGAACTGTATCAATTGCTTGTAACAGCGTTATTAAGGGATTGTTTAACATTGCTGCAATCAACAAGAGCAATGTATTGCTTCCACGCGAAGATCCATGGGGCAATGAAGTACTGCAGATCGGTAATGCACGTATTCGTGAGTGCCCTTCTATCTTGCTCACAGAAGCAACAGTATCGTAATCGGTAACGCGTCCGGAACAGGACGCAGTTAAAACTATTAAGAATAAGTGAGGAATATAAATATGCTTATTTCACGTATGGACGCCAAACTTCATTTTGGCGAATCAGGAGCTTACGGAAACGCCGGCACATTCCCAAGTGCTAACGTTATTAAATTGGATAAAGCTCAGGCTGGCAGAATGCGCTGCGAAATCAAGCAGACAGTTGCAGCTACAGCCGGTACATCAGTTGTTTTTGCTGTACAGGGATCTAACGACAATTCAAGCTGGACTACAGTTGAAGAATCGCCATCCGTGCTTACAGCAAGTTTGACAGCTGGCGCTACCTTCTCAGTTGCAGTGCCACCGAGCTTTAATTATACCTATATCCGCGTTGCTGCAATCGGCACCGGAAACTTCACAGCCGGCAAGTTTGACGCATGGCTGGATGTATACCAGGGGGCTTAATGCTTATGGCAGACGTTGAGAAGGCTGCACAGCCTATGGATGAAGCTGTAAAGGCTGCATCCGGCAAGACTATCTTGTACAAGATAACTTGCGATTGTTACTGGAATGATATTATGTGGCACAAGGACGACAGAGTAGAATTACCTGCGGACCTTAAGCCTCTTGAATATTTTGAGAAGGTA